ATCTGTTTACGAAATAAGCAATAAATATATTAAATAATATAAGTATTCCATTAATAATGACTCTTCCATTGACATTTTTGTAATTCTTTACCAAATAAAATAATTCGGCTACTAGTGCAAGTACAAGAAAAATAAAAAAGACAATTGTTAACGCAGAAAAGTAGATACATGCCTGTTTGTCTAAAGGACCATATATAGAAGCAAAATCCATGATTATATATTAAGAATAGGTTTTATTTTTAAAAATATTATTTGTTTATGAAAAGACTTAAATATTGTTTTAAAAATCTACCATAATGAATACTTCATCAAGTTATACAACGCAAAATCAACTTTTACTAAATAATTTAATGGATTTTTATTCAAATGAAGAATATCTCAGTAAAATGCTTAAAATTATTACTGGAGAGTCTAAAATTTCTTTACGAATTGTAGACTGGTTTGCTACAAATTATGCGAAAAAATATTATACATTATACACAATTCAAGATTCATGTAACAAGACCATTCGGTTCAAAGTTTACTTTGACTACAAGCTCAAACTGAAAGCATATAGCAAAAAAAGATTTGACCCGTTCTGTCGCTGGGAAAGGATCACAATTCCTTACAAGACAGGAACGTCTATTGAGACCACTATCGGGCAATTAAACTTTTTCAAATGGGCGCTTGAAAATAGAGTAATTGAATATATCGAAGAGAATTATGAAACGATTGAAAAGGACATGAATAGTCGTAACAGCACTTCCAAAAGAAAGGAAACTTTGGCGGATAATTCAAAGACGCGTAAAAAGAGAGAAGAGTTGTCAATTTCCGCTACAAAAAGCATCAAGAAAGAGGAAGTGGAAATTGTAGTAGAGTTTCATTGAAATAATCGTTATTGTCTTCTGACTATAACGTCAAGTTACTTACTAAAATAAAAGCAAGTTTTAGTGATTTTGAACAACAAATGTTTTTAACAAGTTTTTATTGTTATTTAAATTATCATCCAACAAATGATTTCGTTATTGATTTAGATGATGTTTGGAAATGGGTAGGTTTTAGTGTTAAAATAAAGGCTAAAACATTACTAGAAAAATATTTTAAAGAAAATATTGACTATAAAAAATCGCTATGCGATAGCGTACAGCAAACAAAACACATCAAAGGTGGTCAAAATATTCAAAAAATATTTTTAAATGTAAAAACATTTAAATTATTTTGTATAAAAGCTGAAACAAAAAAAGCTGATGATATTCATGAATATTTTATGAAATTAGAAGAAATTATTCAAGAAACAATCAATGAAGAGAGTAGTGAACTACGATTACAACTAGACCAACAAAAAATAATATTACAACAACAAACTAAAGTATTAGAAAATGTTGAAAAAGACAAAGAGCAATTAAAAGAAGAAACCATAATAGACCAGTTTCCAGTGAACACACAATGCATTTATATCGCCAAAATTGACAACAAATCATTATAATTAAATAATAACCTCCAATATTATTTAATTATAAATCAAATATAAAAATTATATTTAACCCATTTTTATTTAAATACTTTTTATTCATTTTATTATACATTTGTATATGGGAAATTCTCAATCCATCAGAAAAATAAATTTTGAGGATATTCAATATATTATTAGATTGCCAGAAAGACATATTATGATTAATACATTGCCGATTTCAGAACAAGATTGTTTGTTACCAAATACCATGAATATACATAAAGAAGAAGAATTAATAAACCAGTTGCTGCAAAATAGTAAAAAAGAAGTAAACATTATTATTTATGGTAAGAATTGTAATGATAATACATTATATACAAAATATCAACAATTGACTTCTCTCGGCTTCTATAATGTGTTTGTATATCCTGGGGGATTATTTGAATGGTTACTATTACAAGACATTTATGGTGTACCAGATTTTCCTACAACAAAAAAAGAATTAGATTTGCTGCGATACAAACCAAATAAAATACTAAATATAGCTCTTTTAGAATAATAATTATTTAAGTATTCATATAACTATATAAATGATCCCATTACATCATGTTTTCCATTTTTGTCTTTTAACTGCATTAGTAATTAGTTTTTATTTTTTTATTGATGTATTAGTATTCAAAAATAAACACTATTCGGATATTTTTTCAACATGGCAATTTCCTATGTTGCTAGCTATTTATTTAGATACTATTTATCGGTTATAATAAATTCGTGAATTCATTTTTAAATTTACCTAATGCTATATTTGATAATTCGTCGGCGCGTTTATTCAAATGTCTCAAAATATGATTGTATTCAATAGTTTCAAATTTTTTCTCCAAATTTTTAGCAGTTTCAAACAAATTCAATAAGCTGGATGAACTACACTTGTATTTACCTGTCATTTGATAAATGACAAGTTGACTATCTCCTTTCACTAATAAAGATTTTATATTCATCTCAGACGCTTTTTTTAGACCTAAATTGAGACCTTCATATTCAGATTGATTATTAGTTGCTTTTACTCCAACAAAAGTAGTTCCCGACCAAATTTCTTTATTTTCTGAATTATAAATTACTGCACCTGCACCAGACAATCCTGGATTTCCCTTACTACAACCATCAAAAAATAATGTATATTCAAAATGGGGTTTAATATTAGCAACATTTTCTGAATGTATTTTTTTACTAAATGTTATGATAGAAGAAGATGTACGCAACATTGTATATATATTAAAAATATTACTTTATATTCTTTATAGTCTACAATTTATGATGACATCATTTGTCTTTATAATTTTAATGAAATGACATCTTTTTGTGCCTTTCTATGTAACTTCAAAGATTCCCTTCTAGAATAAGCAGTTTTGAATAGGCGGTCGGTTCGCATCTTAAAGACACGATAATCAAATAAATCAAATGCTTCTTCAAGTGCCGATGTGTAATTGCATTTGTCTCTGTGCATGGTATACATAATGCATCTATCAATGTCATAAGCGGCAAGCAAATCGGCTTCTCTTACAATGTGATATGCTAGCTGATATTCGCCCAAGTCAGGATATCCACGCGCCTTTACTTTTGAATAAGACATTGTGGAAATAATTTTACCCATTATTTCTAAATCTTCTGGTCTCATGATGTCGGACAAATAGGATTTGTATTTTTTAATACCTTCAGATTCATCCATATATTTTTTATCACACATATCGTGACCAATAGCGGCTGAGAAAATGATTTCCTGTTGTTCTTCTAAAAAGGGATTTTTCAAAAGTTCGCTTTCATAAATGCGTTTTGCATAGCCAAACACTTCCATGCTGTGTTTTAAACCATGTGATTCGTCAATATTATATAATTCAGTTATTTCACATACATAATGAAATGCACGATTCAATAAAGGCGTTAAAGATAATGCTGTTGTCATGAATTTCATGTGTAAGATGTAACATTATTTATTTTTCTAAAATCAAATTCAATTTTTTTCAAATATATTCGCATATTTCTGCGACCAAAATTCCTTCTTTAAAAAAGACTTTGAATGGTTTTCCACATCCAAATATTAGTTCATCCTTAATATATTGGTCACACAAATCTTTGGACAAATGAGGATCTATTTGTTGTCCAGATACTTTAAAAGTGCCATGACGAAAAATAGCACAATTGACTGCAATAATTTCTACATATTCTTTGCAATGAGGACATGATACAATTTGATTATTGGATGTGTCTGACATATAGATTTGTATATAAAATATTATTTATACTTTAAAAATTTTTGATTGCATTTAAATTTTCATAAAAATATTTTCTAAAAAATATAGAACAAAAAACAAGTGTTTTATCAAATGTTTGTACTTGTCCATCTATTGAATCAGTTAAATCATCAGATATATAGCGAATAATGCATGACTTTTTATTTAAAGAATTAATTATTTGTAAAGCTGATGTATTTTCATTATCAACTAAACCAATATCATATGATGGTGGAAATTTATCTAATAATTCAAAATTTGTTACAAATTGATCGCAAGTTCCACTAGTTCCATCATTATATGTAATTAATTTTGTATCTTTTTGTAAAAGTTCGTAATTTAGATTAGAAAAATCTTCAGAAGTATATTGAAATAAATCTTCACCAGCCATTTGTCCTAATGCATATCCAAAAGCTGTATAATCTGCATCAATGTATATAGATTTTTTAATTATTACTATATCATTTATGTTATATTTAGGTAGTGCACCTCCTGATGTTCCAAACCAAACAATTTTGTTTGCACCTAAACCATTTATAGCATACATAATGGATGCTGCACTATTTGCTTTTCCAACACCTGAAACAATATATAAACATTCTGTATCATTTGTTACAACTCTATATGTTGGAAATGGTGAGGTGGTAACTAGAGTAATTTTTATTTTTTCATCATTACTATAGTTGATTAAAAATTCCTCTTGTAAAGCAGAAATAATAACTAACTCGTTGTTTCCAACTAAAATATCATTGGCAATTTCATTTGCATTAATTAAAGCTAATTGTTCAGCTTCTTTTTGTGCGGTTGATAATGCTAAATTATCCGCATCTTTTTGTGATACATCTGATGTTGCTGAACTGGTTACTGAGACAGAGGTTGATGCAATAGCTGACGCAGTTGCTCTAGCTAATCCTGATGCTGATGCTGAAGCTTGACTATAAAACATTATAAAATAACTTAATATAATAAAATTTAAAAAATTATAAATTTACCGAAAAAGTTGCTATTTATTTAAATTTTTATTTAATTTTTAATAATATTCTAACGAATAAAATAGTTGATTTCATATAACCAATCTTCCATTTTTCCTTTATTTTCATGAATATCTACGTTTCCGTCTAAAACTAGTTTCTCTGTACTTTGCAACATATCCTCATGATATTTGTCACAACTTTGCAAATATTCTACCGGAATACAATCTTCGCCTTCTCTTGCCCTCATTGAAATACGAGCATGGCAAATTTCTGGCGCCGTCTTCACATAAACAACTTTGTGAACTGGAAATTCTTCGGAAAAGGTATCAAACCAATTCAAATAAATTTGATAACAAACGTCTTCCATTTTGCCGGCCTCATATAACATCTGTGCAAATACATAGCGGTCTGTATTTAAACTACGCTCCGTAATAATAATATATTTTTTAGAAGGGTCAATGCCTTTTAATGCTTTGCGTAAGACATTTAATCGCGAAATATAGGCCATCATTTGGAAAGCAAATGAATATTTTTCTTGATCTGCATAAAATTTCTCTAAAATTGTTTTTCCATTTGCGTCTTTAATGGTTTCCCATTCATCAACTGGTTCTTTCAAGAAAATAACATGTGGATTATTTTTATATTCTTCTCTCAAATTAGCCATCAATGTGGTTTTTCCGGAACCAATATTACCTTCAATAGAAAGGATAGTAAAATCTAAAGTAGCAGACATATTGGTATAGTATACTTTTCATTATTATATTATTTTTATTTCAATTTTAAAAAAAATTGACTTATAAAATAAATATAAAGAAATATCTACATATTCTATATAACAATCACATAATGGATTTACAACAAAGAAAACTGAATAAATCAGAATGGGACTCTATTGAGATATCAGTTTCTGCACAAGAAATGGATGTATTGAATATGATTATGCAAGGGTATCATGATGTTAATGTAAAGATAAATAACAATAATTCTATCTTTACATTCCTGAAGATTGAATTTTCGGATAAAATGGAAGATTACTTGTATAATAAATATTTGCGCGAACGTGCGAGTAAAGTAGAAGAAGAAATTAAAAAACTATTACCTGCATATAAATATCTAAAATTAGATGGTGATGCCAAAATCAATTCCGCTGATAGAGTTCGGTTAGAGCGTTTTGATGAAAATTCTCTTAAAAAAAATGATATTTACGAGTTTCTATTGTTGGAACACATGGAAAATTTAATTAAAAATAATATTTCTGGAAATGGCAAAAAGTTTCACTTTCATTATTATACGCTTTATAAACTGATACGCAACAATATTATGCGTCTTAATAGACATATTATTGAATTAACACAACGCATATTAAATATATTTGAAGAAAATATTGGAAAAATCTCTATTATTCAAAATGCAGTAGATTTTATTGAACGCAATGACAGCCTATTAAAATACGGAGATTTGACTCTCTATGAACATCAGAAGGAAATTTTCACGATGTGCAAAAGTGCGACACCTAAATTGATACTATACATGGCGCCCACAGGTACAGGTAAAACATTGTCACCGATTGCTTTATCAGAACAAAAAAAAATTATATTTGTATGTGCTGCTAGACATGTTGGTTTAGCTTTAGCGAAAGCAGCAATTTCAGTAAAAAAGAAAATTGCATTTGCATTTGGTTGCTCAAGTGCCGCCGATATTCGTTTGCATTATTTCGCTGCGAAAGTGTTTACCAAAAATAAACGCACTGGTGGTATCGGAAAAGTTGATAATAGTGTCGGCGATAATGTAGAAATTATTATTTGTGATCTTCGGTCTTATTTACCTGCTATGTATTATATGCTTGCATTCTTTGAACCAGAAAATATTATTACATATTGGGATGAACCGACCATTACAATGGATTATAGCTCGCATGATATTCATAAGACAATTCAGGCTAACTGGAAAGAAAATATGATACCAAATGTGGTCTTATCCTCGGCAACATTGCCAAAGCAGCACGAATTGACTGAGACGATACCAGATTTCCTAATGAAGTTTCCAGGTGCTGAAATTTGCAATATTGTTAGTCATGATTGTAAAAAGTCTATCCCCATCATTAATAAAGACGGGCTTGTTGTGGTACCACATTATTTAAGTGGTACATATTCTGATATTTTGAAAGTTGCAAAACATTGTAATGAACACTTGACTATGTTGCGCTACTTTGATTTGAAAGAAGTTTCTGAATTTATTGATTATGTAATTGCTAATCATTACGGAAATTCAAAAACAAATTTGGAACGTCATTTTGAAACATTAGATGATATAAATATGAAAAATATTAAAATGTATTATATAAATCTTCTACAAAATATTGTTGCTGATAAGTGGTCAACAATTTACAGCCATTTTATGCGTTTAAGAAAACCTAGAATTGTAGAAAATTCTAGTATTGATACAAAGGGTAATAAAATGACCAAGACAAAAAGCATTGGACCAGGCGTAACAAGTAATATTTCTTCTAGAAATGGATTAGATGGAGCGCCTCTTACTCGCCTAGCTAGCGAACAAATACTAAATAAAGAACCCATTGGAACATCGGGGGTATATGTTACTACAAAAGATGCCTATACTTTGACAGCCGGACCAACTATCTTTATTTCCAATGATGTAGAAAAAATCGCCAAGTTTTGCATTCAACAAGCAAACATACCTTCAATAGTGATGGATGAATTGATGAAGAAAATTGAATATAACAATGTTATTAACGAGCGATTACATATGTTAGAATCACAGGTAGATGTAATAAAAGAGCAAGGTGAACAACAAGCTAAAAATAATGTATCTAGTTTTCATAATGGTAGCACTATTACTGGTAGAAATAAAAGTGGAAAAGACTCTAAGAAATTATCGCGCGATTCTCCCGAAGAAATGGAAAGCAAGGGTAAATTGAATAAATTGACGAATGAACTCGATGGTCTACGAGCTCTTATAAAATCAGCGTCTTTAAACGATGCATTTATTCCTAATAAAAAAATGCATCTAGATAAGTGGAGTGCAAACTTGCATACATCCGAAGGAGCATTTACTAGTAATGTAGATGAACAATTTGTGTGTGATATTATGGCTCTAAAAGGCGTAGAAAATTCTTGGAAAGTATTATTGATGATGGGTATTGGTGTGTTTATTAATCATGAGAATATTACTTATACGGAAATCATGAAGAAGCTAGCAGAAGAACAAAAGCTATATATGATTATTGCTTCAAGTGATTATATTTATGGAACCAACTATCAGTTCTGTCATGGATTCTTGAGTAAGGATCTAGATTTAACACAAGAAAAATTAATACAGGCAATGGGACGAATTGGACGAAATAATGTTCAACAAACGTATACCATCAGGTTTCGGGATGATGAACAAATATTAAAATTATTTACATCGGACACTGAAAAACCCGAAATTATTAATATGAACCGACTCTTCAATAGTAAAAAAGTAGTGTGGGAAAATAATAGCTATCAAGAGGTTTTTGAAGAAGAAGAACAAGCAGAAGGAGTACCAGAAGAAGGAGTACCAGAAGAAGGGGTACTAGAAAATATTAAAAGTTATATTGAAGTTCAAGAGGAGTAATAAAATTTATAATTATTTAAAAAATCCAGATTTATGATAATAATGGTCACCTCCATCTAAACCTGATGAATATATATTACAAATAATATTTTCTGATCTATTTAATACCCAAAATTCAGGATCGCAATAATTAGGACCAATCATATTAGGTAGTGTTCTTATATATTGTGAATTTGCCCACCAAAAGTTGCCTGAAAAATGGGGTGTTGGATTACTTGTGTATTCACAACCATAAGCATCATGACTTAATAAACTATTTGATGCGTTTTGCCATCTAGTAAAATTCCAATGAATCATTAATTTTATCCAGTCAATAACAAAATCTTTTTTTTCCGAATTATTTTCAAAATGTGAAATACCTTTTGTGTGTGCATACCAATATTGACAATTATTCGTTTCAGAATTCTTTCTCATAGTATGCAATGTTATTCTTTCATATAATTTAGTTGGACCATGACCTATGACTACAAATTTTGGATCGTTAAATCTAACATCAGGTATTACATTTCTTTCATTGTTTACAATACCTAGTCTTATTTCTTTACATTTATCATATAAACCACTAGATTTAACTTCCTTCATTATCATGTCAAATGTAATTTGCCATTTTCCAATTTGACATACATGTATATATCCAATAATTTCTGGGTATACATCTTTAATAGGTTGACTTATTATTTTTTTTACAATTTCTTTTGATGTTTTTACTACAGAATCAGGAAGATATCTTCTTCTTTCCTTTTTTCCAAAATTTAAATAATGTTGTATAATTTCTGCATCACTTGCATTTTGATTCAAGTCAAGATTTAAAAACTTGTATGTGTTCACTGAAAAATCATGTGGTAAACTCATATATATATATATATTATTGTTATTTTACGCAATAATTTACCAATTTTTAAAATGTTTTACTAGTCAAACTCTTATAAAAATATCCTTGATAAAAAATATTTTTATCTAATGTTTTTGCTAATGTTTTATCGCTCATAGAGAGAGATTTTATGCAATCATATTTTTACTTGTTTATTATATTCATATACTTTCTCTCTTAAAATTGTATAATATTCAAATCTTTCTTTTGATAATTCTGATTCATATACTTTACAATTTCCTGTAGAAATAGACTCTGTTTTTTTCTTATCTATAGCTGAATTAGGATTATTTTGAATAAGGGTATTGTATATTTTAATTGTTTTCCATCCTTCTAATACTTTTTCAAATATAAAAATAACTTCTTCGCCAGTAATATCGCGTTTTGCAGTACGTTTTTTCTCTCTTCTTTCTTTTTTCATTTGTATA